ATGGCGCTCAGCTGCGGCCTCGATTTCGGCACTTCCAATTCGACGCTGGGACGCATCGGCCCCGATGGACAGCCTGATCTTCTAGCGCTCGAAGGCAGCAGCAAGACCATTCCGAGCGTCTTGTTCTTTGGCTTCGAAGACGACCGGCTGCGGTTTGGGCGCGATGCTGTGGCCGAATATGTGAGCGGGGCCGATGGGCGCCTGATGCGTTCGCTGAAGAGCGTTTTGGGCACCGCGCTCTTCAACGACACGACGCGGATCAAGGGGCGACGGCTCGGGTTCGGCGAGATCATCGGCAGCTTTGTCGGGGAATTGAAGCGGCGCGCGGAAGCACAGCTTGGCGATGAACTGACCCAGGTGGTGATGGGCCGGCCGGTGCATTTCGTCGACGACGATCCGGTGGCCGATGCGGCGGCGCAGGGGCAGCTCGAAGCAGCAGTGCGGGCGCAGGGTTTTGAAGAGATCGCCTTTCAGTTCGAGCCGATTGCGGCGGCGCTCGACTATGAGCGGCAGGTCAATGGCGAAAGGCTGGCGCTAATCGTCGACCTTGGCGGCGGTACGTCGGACTTTTCGGTGGTGCGGGTTTCGCCCGAGCGAAGCGGGCTGGCGGATCGCAGCGGGGATATTCTCGCGACGGCGGGCGTGCATATCGGCGGGACCGATTTCGACCGGCTGCTGTCAATGGCCAAGGTAATGCCGGAGCTGGGGCTTGGCAGCGAAACCAAGGACGGCAAGCGGTATCTGCCAGTCGCGCCATATGTGGAATTGTCGACCTGGCACCGGATCAACCGGCTTTACGATGCGCAGGCGCAGCGCGACCTGCGCTCGACCATGCTCGAAGCGAAAGAGGCCGATCGGGTCGAGACCATGGTTATGCTGGTTGAGGACCGTCTGGGGCACAGGCTGATCGGGCGGGTCGAGGAGGCCAAGATCGATCTGTCGGATCGGGCAGAGACGCTGTTCGACTTTCCTGTGCGCGACCGGGACATCCGGACCACCATCACGGCGGCTGAATTGGGCGCGGCGCTGGCGGATTCCATCGGGCGGCTGGAAACAACGATCGGCGAGACGCTAAGACGGGCCGGGCTTGGGCGCGCGGCGGTCGATAGCTTGATTTTGACGGGGGGGTCGACGCTGGTGCCGGCGGTGGCGGGGCAATTGCAGGGATTGTTTCCGGACGCGGACGTGGTGCGCACCGATGTCTTGGGGAGCGTGGGGCTTGGTCTGGCGATGGAGGCCAAGCGGGTTTTTGGGTGAGGGGGTAGGGTTCGCCTTAGAAATCTGTGTTTGCCGGTCACCCCCTCCAGGCCTTCGCCATTCAGGGAGCACTTTGTACGCTGGACTGTCGGTAGCATGCCTTCCCAACCACTGACACGGTGGAAATTGGAAACGCCGCGCGGGTCCAAAGTGAGCACGCCCTATTCAGGGGGAGGTGGGGCGTCGAGTTTGCGGGGCTTTTGGTGGTGGAAGCGAGGGCCTGCTCATCCTGCGCAAACCAGCCTGCGGCTCTCGCCGAAACCGTAAAACCCAAAAACTTATGCATCTTATCCCCGCGTCACGGTGACCTGCTATTGTTTGGGTATGGTCGAAGAAGTGGGTGAGGCGGAGCGGATGGATTGCCAGCCTTTGTTAGGGTTGGCGGGCTGGACGACCGGGGCGCAATCGAAGCGCCCCTTGATGAAGCGATTGAAGAACTGACCCTGGCTGCCGGCTTCGCTGAACGCTTCATAAAGGTGCTGCGGCACGCCGAAATATTTGTAGCGGCGAAAGTCCGGGCCAAACCAGACAGATAGCTCCTGCTTATCCGGCTTGTAATGCATGTGGCGGATGGCGGTGGACATGGGTCTCTCCTGCTCGACTCCGCAAAGACGAATCCCGCCCGATTCCGGGAGGTTCCGGCGGCGGATTCACAATCGAGTCAATGACATGGATGACGTGCGCAAGCCCGACTGGGACACCATTCGGGAAGAGTATGAAGGCCGGCTGTTCCTACCCTCCGTGATCTGCCAGCGGCATGGGATCTCCGAAATGCAGCTGCGCTATCGCCGGCAAACGGAAGGCTGGCTCAGTTCGCGATCGAGAGTGCCCAAGCATGGCGACATCGTGGTGCGGATGCTCAAGGTTTTGGACAGCCAGGTGAGACAATTGGAGAAGGCAGTGGACGAACCGATCGACAAACAGGTGAAGGCGCTGAGCGAAACGGTGAAAACGCTCGATGCGCTGATCAAGCAGGGGGCGACCAAGCCCAATGTGGAACCGGCAAGCCGCAAGGATATGACGGATATGCGGGCCAAGCTCGTTAAGCGCCTGGAGCAGTATAACGCACGATAGGGGCGCGGCGTGACCGACACGGACGTTTGGGACAATGCGCCTTTCCAGGGGCCAAGGCTGCCTCCCGAGGAAGAGGTGAAGCGGCTCGACGACGAGGCCGCGGAGAAGAAATTATTCGACTGGTCGTTTTGGGCTTTTCCCAAGCAATTGCCACCGGCGGGCGACTGGACGACGTGGCTGCTGATGGGCGGGCGCGGCTCGGGCAAGACGCGGGCGGGAGCCGAATGGGTGCGGACGCTGGCGCGGGAGCGGGTGTCGCCGATAGCGCTGGTAGGCGAGACTATGACCGAGGCGCTGAGCATCATGGTGCGGGGCGAAAGCGGCATCATCGCGGTGCATCCGGACGATGAGCGGCCGATCCTGCGGGGCGGCAATCGATTGGTCTGGCCTAATGGGGTCGAGGCTTCGATCATGACGGCGTCGGACCCGGAACGCTTTCGCGGGCCGCAATTTGCTGCCGCCTGGTGCGATGAGGCCGGGAAATGGCCGCGGGCGGAAGAAACGTTCGATCAATTGCAGTTCGGGCTGCGGCTGGGGGAACGGCCACGCCAATTGGTGACGACGACGCCGCGGCCGACGAAGCTGATCAAGCGGCTGCTTGCGGACCCGCAGACGGTGACGGTGCGGATCACGACGGAAGAGAACAAGGCGCAACTGGCGCCGACATTTCTGGAGGCCGTGGTGGTGCGCTATCGCGGTACGGTGCTGGGGCGGCAGGAGCTTGAGGGCGAGCTGATCGAGGATCGGCCCGATGCGCTTTGGCAACGTGGGATGTTCCGCGAGGGCGGGGCCGTCGATGGGCGGATCGTCGTGGCGGTCGATCCGCCAGTGACTGGGACGGCGCGGTCGGATGCTTGCGGGATTGTGGTGGTCGGACGGAGCGGCGAGGGCGCGGTGGTGCTCGAAGACGCAACGCTCAAGGGTGTGGCGCCGCTGACCTGGGCGAAACGGGCGGTGGCAGCCTACGAGGCGCACCAGGCGGACGCGATTGTCGTCGAAGTGAACCAGGGCGGCGACCTGGTGAAGGGGCTGCTTACCCAAGTGAAGGCGACGGTGCCGGTGATCGAGGTGCGGGCGAGCCGGGGCAAGTGGGTACGGGCGGAGCCGGTGGCGGCGCTTTATGCGCGGGGGCTGGTGTCGCATGTGGCGGGACTGACGGCGCTTGAGGATGAGCTTTGTGCCTTTGGGCCGGATGGCAAGGCCGATGGGCATTCGCCCGACCGGGTGGATGCGCTGGTCTGGGCGCTTACGGAGCTGTTGTTGAAGGGGCAGGGGCCGCGGGTGCGGGTGATTTAGAGGAGTACCCCCACCTAGCCTCCCCCTGGGAGGGGGAGGGACGGATCGCGTTTGCCGACATGATTGTGAGCCGCTGAGACAACCTCTCCTCACAGGGGAGGTCGGGTGAGGGCTATCGAGGGGACCAAAAAATGCCGAACTGGATGGGCCGCCTGTTTGGCGGACGGACGAATGCGCCTGCTGAAGCCAAGAGTTTTGGCGGACATTCGTTGATGACGTTGAGCGCCTTGGGGCCGGCGCAGTGGAGCGGGCGGGGTTATGCGAGCCTTGTCAATCAGGGTTTCATGCGCAATCCGGTGGTCTATCGCTGCATCAGGCTGATTGCCGAGACGGCGAACCGGGTGCCGCTGGTGGTCAGGGTCAATGGCCGGAACGTGAGCGAGCATCCGCTCGTGGCGCTGTTGCAAAGGCCGAATGGGCGGCAATCGGGCGCGGAGATGCTGGAGGCGGTTTATGCCTATCTGCAGACTTCGGGGAATGCCTATCTGCAGGCGGGTATCGTCGATGGCGGGGTGAAGGCACTGTTTGTGCTGCGGCCCGATCGGATGCGGGTCGTATCCGGGGGTGATGGCTGGCCAGTGGGCTATGACTACACGGCCGGCGGGCGCACTGTGCGGATTTCGCAGGAGACGGCGCCGGTGCCAGGGGTGCTGCATGTGGCGCTGTTTCATCCCATGGATGACCATTATGGCATGGGGCCACTCGAAGCGGCGCAGACGAGCCTCGATATCCACAATGCCTCGGCGCAGTGGAACAAGGCGCTGCTGGATAATGCTGCGCGGCCGAGCGGGGCGCTGGTCTATTCGGCGGGTGGCGGCTCGCTGACGGAAGAACAGTTCCGGCGGCTCAAGGAAGAGCTCGAGGAGAATTTTTCCGGCGCCGCCAATGCGGGGCGCCCGATGGTTCTGGATGGCGGCATCGACTGGAAGGCCATCGCCATGAGCCCGCGCGAGATGGATTTCATCGAGGCGCGGCATGCGGCAGCGCGGGACATCGCGCTCGCCTTCGGGGTGCCGCCCATGCTGCTCGGCATCCCCGGCGACAATACCTATGCCAATATGGCCGAGGCCAATCGGGCGCTGTGGCGGCAAACGCTGGTGCCGCTGGTGGTGCGGGTGGCGCAGGAACTGAGCCTGTGGCTGGGGCCGGCCTTCGAGGGTGCCGAAGTGGTGCCGGATTTCGACCAGGTCGAGGCGCTGGCGGAGGATCGGGCGGCGCTCTGGGCGAGGATTGGCGGCGCGGACTTTTTGAGCGATGCGGAGAAGCGGGAGATGGTTGGTGTCTCGCCCGCCTGACTGCGCTGAGGGGACACATCATGGACGATCTGACGAGAACCATCGTCGAGCGCGCGGATCTTGCGCATCTGGCGCTGTTTTTGTGGGCGACGGGGGCGAGTTCGCTGCTGGTTTGGGCGCTGCGGGAAATGGCGGCGGGTAACAGGCGGTTCAATGATTTCGTGAGCGAGATTGCGAGCCTCAACAGGCTCTTTCGCAAGGGGGACGAATAATGACGGAAAAGCAGGGGCGGGAAGCGGGGGTTCAGACGTTTCGGCAATTTGCCTGGAACCTGGCGGGGACGCTGGCGGACAAGGGGAAGCCGATGGCGAAACCGCCGGGCCGATCGGCTGCTCGGCCGCAGGGGCGGGCGGGGAGCAAGCGCTGATGGCGGGGCCAATTCCCGTCGATGCCGATGGACGCTTTGCCGGATATGCGAGCGTTTTCGACCGGCTCGATAGCGGCGGTGATATTGTTTTGCCCGGAGCGTTTGCCAAAAGCCTCAGGGAGCGTGCGGGGCGCATTCGGCTCTTGTTTCAGCATGATCCCAAGGAGCCGGTGGGCTTTTGGGAGGAGCTGCGCGAGGACGCGCATGGGCTGTTTGCGCGCGGGCGCCTGGTGCCGGGCGTGCCGCGGGCGGATGCGCTCAAGCGCCTGATCGAGGCCGAGGCGCTCGACGGGCTTTCCATCGGCTTTCGCACCGTGAAAGCCAGCCGGCAGGCGGGGAACCGGCTGCTGCACGAGATCGATCTTTATGAAATTTCGATCGTGACCTTTCCGATGATGGAGGCGGCGCGGATCGCTGTTCCCATTTCGGCCGGCGCCGCCATTGCGGCTGCCACGAGGACTATCCGTAACCGATAGAAGGATGCCGACATGGATCGGATTGACGACGGCCTTGAAACCAAGGCCGGCGCGGGGACTGACGTTGCCGCGCTGTTTGGCGAATTTTCCTCCGCGTTCGAGGAATTCAAGCGCACCAATGACCAGCGCCTGAAAGAAATCGAAAAGCGCGGCACGGCCGACGGCTTGCTGGAAGGCAAGCTCGAAAAGCTCAATGCCGTGCTCGACGGGCAGAAGGCGGCGCTCGATCGCGCCACGGCGGAGCGTGGCCGCCCGGCGCTCGAGGGCAAGGGCTCAGTGCCCAATGGCGAATACAAGGAGGCCTTTTCGGCCTATGTGAAGCGCGGCGAGGAAAAGGCGCTGCAGGTCGGCGTCGGCGCCGATGGCGGCTATGTGGTGCCTGCCGAGGTTGAGGTGGAAATCACCCGGCTGATGACGGGCATTTCCCCGATTCGCGCCATTGCCGGCGTGCGCCAGGTTTCGGCTTCGGTCTACAAGCGTCCGATCACGGTGACCGGGCCGCAGACCGGCTGGGTGGGCGAGGCGGCGAGCCGCCCGACGACATCGAGCCAGACGCTGGCGGAACTGACCTATCCGACGACCGAACTCTACGCCATGCCGGCAGCGACGACGGCTTTCCTCGACGATGCGGCGGTCGATGTCGGCCAGTGGATCGCCGACGAGGTCAATGCGGCCTTTGCGGCGCAGGAAACGACGGCCTTCGTCACCGGTAATGGCGTCAACAAGCCGACCGGCTTTCTGGCGGCGACGGCGGTGGCCGAGACGAGCTGGAGCTGGGGCAACCTTGGCTATGTGGCGACCGGAACGTCCGGCGCGTTGCCGGCCAGCAATGCCAGCGATGTGTTGATTGATCTCGTCTATGCGCTCAAGGCCGGCTATCGCCAGAACGCGACCTGGGTGATGAACCGCAAGACGCAGGGGACGTTGCGCAAGCTCAAGGATGCCGACGGCAACTACCTTTGGCAGCCTTCGGCGACCGCGGACGGTCGCGCGAGCTTCATGGGCTTTCCGCTGGTGGAGGCGGAGGACATGCCGAACGTAGGAGCAAACTCGCTTTCGGTGGCCTTTGGTGATTTCCGCCGGGGCTACCTGATCGTCGATCGCCAGGGGGTGAACGTCTTGCGCGATCCTTATTCGAGCAAGCCTTATGTGCTGTTTTATACGACGAAGCGGGTTGGCGGCGGGATCGCGGATTACGATGCGATCAAGCTGCTCAAATTTGGCGTCAGCTAACCCCCACCTAGCCTCCCCCTGGTAGGGGGAGGGGGACCTATCGAGTTAGAGATACCGGCAGAGAGCCACCGCAGCACCCCTCCCCCTATCAGAGGAGGAAGGGTGGGGGGTGCTGCGGCGTTCCCAAACAAGGAATAAAACAATGACGTCCTATCTCCTGGCGGGGCCCGCCGAGGAGCCGGTTTCGCTTGTCGAGGCGAAGGGGTTTCTGAAAGTCGAAGAGGCTGCAGAAGACGGTCTGATCACGACGCTGATCGGGGCGGCTCGGCTGCATGTCGAGGGTATTACTGGCAAGGCGTTCTTGGCGCAGAGTTGGCGGATGGTGCTCGACGATTGGCCGGAGAATGGCGTCGTCAAGCTGCCGGTGGCGCCGCTAATCGCCGTGACCGAGATTTCGGCGACCGATGGCAATGGCGCGAGCCATGAGCTGACGCTCGATCAGTTTCGGTCGGAGCCCGATCGGCTGATCGTGCCGCGGGTCGTAATGGGCATGCCGGCGCTGCAGGAGCGGCAGGGGATTGAGATCGATTATGTCGCGGGGTTTGGCACGGAGCCCGAAGAGGTGCCGGCTGATCTCAAACAAGCCATGCTCGGGCTGATCGCGCATTGGTTTGAGCATCGCGATGCCGTCATCGTGGCGGGTTCGGGGGCGGTGGTGCCCACCGGGTTCGACCGGTTGGTGGCGGCGCACAAGCGGGTGCGGCTGTGAGTGAGACACTGCCGCCGATCGGCACGCTGACCGATCGGGTGCAGCTTAGGCGGCGCGAAAGCGTGGCTGAGCCGGAAGGCGGGCATGCGCGGATTTTTGTGCCGATGGGCAATGCCTGGGCGCGGGTGCGCAGCCTTTCGGGGCGGCAGGGGAACAATGCCGACGGGCGCACGGTGGCGATTTCGCATGCGGTGGTGCTGCGGTTTCGGCCCGATCTGGGGCCGGGGGATCGGATCATCTATCGCGGGCGTAATCTCGATGTGGTCAGCGCGGCGGATTTGAACGGGCGGCGGGCTTATCTGAGCTGTTCGTGTAGCGAGACGCAGGTGACGGGATGAGCCATCCGATCGTTTTGCTGCAGGGGGCGCTGGTGGCGGCGCTCGAAGCAGATGCCGCGCTGATCGGGGCGGGCGGGGTGTTCGATGCGCCGCCGCAGAACAGGCCAGCGCCTTATGTGGTGATCGACCGGCACGATATGCGCCAGACCGATGGCGATGGGACGCCGGGGCAGGAGCACCGGGTGATGGTGCGTTGCTGGGCGGATCGGCCGAGCCGGAAGGCGGCGCTGGAAATTGCCGAGCGGGTGATGGCTGCGCGGAGCGGGTTGGCGCCGGCGGGATTGGCGGTGACGCTGGCGGAGCATGTGCGAACCGAAACCGTCATTGATACCGCGACGGGGCAGGCGCGGGCCGCGGTCTTGCTGCGGTTTTTGACGGAGTAGCGGGACCCCCACCTAGCCTCCCCCTCGGGAGGGGGAGGGACGCGCTGGTGGGTGTGGTGACACTGAGAGAGGGACCAAAAGAATGGCAGCCCAGAGCGGCAAGGATATGCTTCTAAAGCTCGACCAGACGGGGTCGGGGAGTTTTCTGACGGTGGCGGGGCTCAGGACGCGGAGCCTGGCGTTCAATGCGGCGAGTGTCGATACGACGGACCAGGAAAGCGCGGGGCGCTGGCGGGAGTTGCTGGCGGGCGGCGGGTTGAAACGGGCTTCGGTTTCGGGGGCCGGGGTGTTCAAGGATCAGGCTTCGGATGGACTCATCCGGAGCCTTTTCTTTGCCGGCACGATCCGGAACTGGCAGCTGATCCTGCCGCATTTCGGGACGGTGGCGGGGCCGTTTCAGATCGTGGCGCTGGAGTTTTCGGCCGATCATGCGGGCGAAGTGACCTTCGACCTGGCGCTGGAGAGTGCCGGGGAAATCAGCTTCACGGCGATCTGAGGACAAAATGCCAAACATTCATCGAGGAGAGATCGCTGCCGAGATCGGAGGCGAGACGAGAGTGCTTTGCCTGACGCTTGGGGCGTTGGCGGAGCTAGAGGCGCGGTTGGGGGCAGGGGACCTTGCGGGACTGGCCCAGCGGTTTGCCGGTGGAAAAATTTCGGCGCGGGATTTGACCGCGATCATCGGGGCAGGTTTGCGTGGCGGCGGCAACACCATTTCCGACGATGACCTGGCGCAGATGAGCGTCGAGGGCGGGCTGCGCGGAGCTGCTGAGATTGCCGTGCGGTTGCTGCAAGCGACGTTTGGGGAAGTGGCATGAGACCGTTTCCCTGGAAGGAAGCCATGGGGTTTGGCTTGGGCGTGTTGCGGCTGCCGCCGGATGCTTTTTGGCGGATGAGTCCGCGTGAACTGGCGGCGGCCTGGGGCGCGGTGGTGGGCGAGCGGGCGGGGTCGATGGACCGGCCAGGGCTCGAAGCGATGATGGAGCGGTTTCCAGATGGCCGGTGATCTGTTTGGCGATGGGCTGAGGGACGAGCTTGTCGATGTTTCGGGTGAACTCGAACGGATCGGCGCGCTGGCCGATGGCGTGGCGCGTTCGGTCAGCAACGCTTTTCGCGGGGCGCTGACGGAGGGGAAGAGCTTTCGATCGGTGCTGCGCGATATCGCCAAGAGCTTTGCCGATATTGCGCTCAAGGCGGCGTTCAAGCCGCTTGGGACGCTGGTGGGTGGGCTGGTCGAAAGCCTGTTTACGGCAGCCAATCCGGCGGTGACACCTTTTGCCAAAGGTGGGGTGATCGCGAGCCCGAGTTATTTTCCGCTGGGGCGCGGGATGGGGCTGGCTGGAGAGGCCGGCCCCGAGGCGATCATGCCGCTGACGCGTGGGCCGGATGGTCGGCGTAGCCGCCCTCACTCCGTTTGGACGGTTGAAGTGCTGCTGGCTCCAGAAGGCGATGATATCCTTGTGGCGTCAGACCCATGGCTCGCCATAAGCCAGATCGGTTTGCGGGGCGCCCAG